GGGAATACAACGTGTGAAGAATATCTTATATTTGTTTTAGATGCTATATGTGGTCAGTTCGTATCAACTGAAGACCCGAAGTTTATTACGACTTACGGCGGTCGTTTCTATACAAATTCAATAATAACTTAATTAGGTGGATTGGATACTCATGAAAGTCTGATCTTTCAAAGCTTTGATAGTGCCTGCGGCGCCTGTAACAAATACCTGGGCTCTAACAACAGCATTGCCATCACTGGGTGTGACAATACTAATGGTGACGGAGGATGTGGGTCCAACTCCGCCTCCTGCGCTAGCAACACTAGTAGAAAAGCCATTAATAGTAGCACCGTTCACAGATAACGAAGCTTGTACTAGTAGAGTCTCAGCAGTTGAATCACTAACAGTAGCAGTGAAGGTGATGAGATAAAAACCTACAGGTAAAAGATAAGTAGATGATGTGGGAGTGGTAATATTCAATGCATTCCAAGGATTTGAATCAAAAATAATATTAGTAGCTGCTCCACTAGTCATAACTTGATCTGCAGCGTGCAATAAATGGTACGAAATCGCTGCTGGGTTACTAGATACTGGACCATTAAACGGGGCAAAAAATTCAATATCATACGATACATATATTTTACCTATGACACTAGTACTGATTTGGTTCTCAGTACAAACGAACACATTTCCGCAGTCATAAGTTTTAATATCTCCATATTGATTGCCATTCCGGATGTACTTCCGTGGCCCAGCAGGAAACATATTCCTGTTGGATAATTTCAAAGAACTTTGCCTCCAACAAGAAAATGTATTAGTGCCGGCCAAGTCAGCCGCTTGAACCTCAGTTGTCGGTGCTGGGTTAGAAGCTTCATAATCAACAGCTAGGATCACATCTCCTTGAGTGGATGTGGGAGCAATAGGAACCCAATCAACAGATAGACTGTGAATCTTATATTCTTGGTACTGTAATGCTTGGACGCTAAGCCAAGGGAATAATAAATTATTCCCGGGATTCAAAGCATATGCTTTTTGTAAAGAGTAAGCAACTGAGCCAGCTATGGCTCCATTAACTAACTCCCTATGGCGTATGCGAGTCCCACCTCCTGAAGTCCTAGTAGTACGAGCTGAAGTCGAAACACGTCGGAATCCCATCGCTGCAGGGGCAGCTATGAGCTCAGATTTGTTATTAGTACTCTCCTGTTTCTTGGAAGAGAACCCGGAATAGAGTTCTCTTGCTCCACGACCCAATTGTTTCAAAGATGGGGCATTTGCGTACAACATCTTGCCAACCTGCTGCTTCACAAGTGATTGTACAGCAGGTGCAAGAGAGTTGGTCAATCTCGAGATGGTCGATCGAGATTGGGGACGATAAGCCACCATGTCCGTGTTGTTGTTGTGTGTCATTCAGATTTTTCAAAGTTATGTTGTTAAGTTAAAAGTGTATTATACACTGAATTTTTAAAAATAAATTTATTTACAAATTTACAAAATAAAGATTTGTATTCCCCCGCTAGAAGAAGCCTTATAGGTCTTCTTCTAACAGACTATCCCCATCATCGTAAGGATAGTCACGTTCTGTCAGCTTATCGAAGACTGAACTGAACGTTACTACTGGCAATTCGTAGATTTCGTCACAAAGATCTTCGAAGTGAGTTATCTCATCTTCGGCTATTCCATAACGACGATCAATCATACTAATCACGTCTTCCCTATTTATAAAACCACTCACCGGCACCCGACTAAACTTCTCATCTAAGTCGATCCAGCCATCTGGCACGAAAGTCCCAAGTCTCTTTAACGTACTCAGGAACTTACCGAATATAGGGTAACTCTCGTCTAAATCTCCATAAGAACAAGCACTCGCGTAAGCGATAAGCTTGTATGCTTCTGGATAAGACTTTGAGTTGCTGATCTCCAGAGGATTTCTCATGATTTTGCCTGCTTTAATAATAGCACTTGGCAACGGATACCATATATAAGAGCCCATTCGACTCGGTATCCACCATCCTTTGAGGAAATCCATATCTTCTAAAAGGTCACTAGTGACTCCGGTTATTGCGAAACCAAGTTCGATTGCCGATTCATTCAAAGGCCTTTCACCACCTTCTAACACTCTATACGTATGATACAGAAACAAAAAAGCTGTATCATGTGAGTTAAAAATCGTAGTGGCTGTAATACCCGTTGGGAGTACCGGTGACGTAGATATTGTCACTTTTAAATCCCCCTTACGTGCATTACCAGGAATTTTACATAAATTATAAAATTCATCAGCCACTTTCGAACTATAACCAACCTCTTGAACCATTCGATGACAACCAATTCCCAAAGCTCCCTCACTTTGAGTAACATCGAATTGACTCATATCATAGGCTCCGAAGATTCCTGACTGTCCAAACCCACGAGGGAACTTGACAACCGAGTCGTCTCCTGATACTACTATAACTACCCCACTGAAATTCATCAACAGATCAGCTATATCGGACAATTGAGATTGAGTATATCCACTAGCAAAGACCACATTCACAGAAACCGAACGTAATCCAACAGTAATCGAAAAAATTCTCCCTACTTCCCAGTTCTTATGCATAGTTTCAGCTATAGTTTTTGAAAATACCAAGGTGTCAGAATGACAAATCGGGTGAAAATTTGTAATACACCGACCTTTAATACCGTACTTTTTCAACGGCAAACACTCATTAGTTTTCAAAAAATAAGAACATTTACTTCTGTTCTGGAAAAGACCCAAAAAATTCTCAGAATTAGCTTGCAAGACTCTCCTCCCATGATCTTTCATCCCCAACACAGCTTGCGCTAAAGTTAAAGACTCTTGAATCTTAATCGGAAATAAGTCAAAACCATAAATCTTTGGAACATACTCTTTCCAAATTGAATTAATTCTTTTCCTCTTTTCATCATCATGACTAGACCTCAATCTCCTTGTTACCAATGCCACAAACAAATTGTGACTATTATTAC